CTTTGGTGGTAACGTTATTAAGCGCACTGGCGCAGACTGCGATACTCCAGATGGTACAAGTGCTCCAAGCGCAGACAAGCCAGAACAAATCAAATCTGGTAACATCAATGTTCCAGGTGGAAAAGCTGGTAACTCGTTTAAAACTAAAGAAGCAGCTAAGTCAGGCGAAGGTCAAACTACCGATGGTAGCGTACCTACAAACGACAAGAGCCCAGTTCGTAAATAATTAGGAACTACAAATGGCTTTGTACCTAAAAGAGAATCTTACATTTGATCGGGCAGGTTTGATTGTTGAATCTGTTGACGAAAACGGTAAGAAGACTCTAAAAATGGAAGGGATATTCATCGAAGGAGGCGTAAGAAACGCTAACGAACGTGTATATCCCGTTCATGAAATTGAAAAAGCAGTTAATGTTATTAACAAGCAAATCAATGAAGGGTACAGCGTTTTGGGAGAAGTAGATCACCCAGATGACCTAAAAATCAATTTAGACCGTGTTAGCCACATGATTGAAAAAATGTGGATGGATGGACCAACAGGTCGTGGAAAATTAAAGGTATTGCCAACTCCAATGGGACAACTAGTAGAAGCCATGATTACATCAGGCGTTAAACTAGGTGTTAGTTCACGTGGATCTGGTAATGTTAATGAAGGAAGTGGACACGTTAGCGATTTTGAAATCGTTACCGTTGACATCGTAGCACAACCTAGTGCTCCTCATGCATATCCTAAAGCCATTTACGAAGGGCTTATGAACATGCGTGGTGGTGCTAAGGTATTTGAAACGGCACGTGAAGCCGCTCAAGATCAAAAAGTACAGAAGTACCTGAAAGAAGGCATTGCTGCCTTGATCAAAGATTTAAAATTATAGGAGAAATATCCAATGTTAGATGCTATCAAACCATTGTTGGATAACGGAATTATTAACGAAGAAACTCGTACTGCTATTGCTGAAGCATGGGAAACCAGAATTGTTGAAGCAAAAGAACAGGTACGTGCAGAACTACGTGAAGAATTTGCACAACGTTATTCACATGACAAACAAGTTATGGTTGAAGCTCTTGACAAAATGGTTACCGAGTCTCTCACTGCTGAACTTCAAGAGTTTGCAGACGAAAAACAAAAATTAGCTGAAGACCGTGTTAAGTTTAAACAACACATGTCAGAAAGCGCAGGCAAGTTCAACGACTTCATGGTTGCAAAACTAAGTGAAGAAATTAAAGAACTTCGTGCAGATCGTAAAGTATACGAGCAAGCGATTGCTAAGTTAGAAAACTTTACTATCCGTGCTTTAGCAGAAGAAATCAAAGAGTTTGAAGCAGACAAGAAAGCCGTAGTGGAAACTAAGGTTCGTTTGGTTGCTGAAGGTAAAGCTAAACTAGCCGAACTACAAGCTAAATTTGTTGCTCAATCTGCTGCCGCAGTTAAAGAGGCTGTTACCAGTTCGTTAGAGTCAGAGTTGACTCAACTAAAAGAAGATATCCAAATTGCTCGCGAGAACATGTTTGGTCGTCGTCTATTCGAAGCATTCGCAAGCGAATTTGCAGGTACTCACTTAAATGAGAACAAGCAGATCCGTGAGTTACAAGCTACTGTAAGTACTGTAACCGCTAAACTTTCTGAAGCAGTTCATAAAGTTGAAGAAAAGAAAGCTCTAGTTGAATCAAAAGAAACAGAAATCAAGATTATCAAAGAGTCAGCAGAACGCAAGGAACGTCTTGCAGAAATGTTGAAGCCTTTGAATAAAGAGAAGTCGGCAATTATGCGTGACTTACTCGAAAGTGTGCAAACTGATAAACTTCAGAATGCATATGAAAAGTATCTACCAGCAGTTCTAAACAACTCATCGGTTACTACACCAGCCCCAAAAGCTAGCGTTTTGACAGAGAGCCGTAAAGAAGTTACTGGCGATAAAACTGCTAAAACTGCCGTTAAATCCACACAGACAGAGTCATTGAACAATGTCTATGAGATCAAACGTTTAGCAGGGCTTAAATAAACCCTAAAAGGAAAAGGAAATATCATGACACAAGCATTATTAGAAAGCCGTTGGGGCGAAACCAAAGATGCCCTGCTAGAAGGCTTACAAGGTTCTAAGCGCACCACAATGGGTGTAATCTTAGAAAACACTCGCAAGATGTTGGCAGAAAATGCAACTGGCGGTGCAACACAAGCTGGTAACGTAGCTACACTTAACCGTGTAATTCTACCTGTTATCCGTCGCGTTATGCCTACAGTTATTGCTAACGAAATCGTTGGTGTACAACCAATGACAGGTCCAGTAGCTCAGATCCACACATTACGTGTACGTTATGCTGATTCAGTAACTGATTCAAGCTCATACGGTACAAGTACTACAGCTGGTGACGAGGCATTGAGCCCATTCAAGATTGCTGTTGCTTACTCAGGTAGCGCAACAACAGGTCAAGCTACAAGCACATCTACACTTGAAGGTGTTGCAGGTAACAAGATCAACGTTCAAATCTTGAAACAAGTAGTAGAAGCTAAGACACGTAAGTTGTCAGCTCGTTGGACATTTGAAGCCGCTCAAGACGCACAGTCTATGCACGGTTTGGATGTTGAAGCTGAGATCATGGCTGCTTTAGCACAAGAAATTACAGTTGAGATTGATCAAGAGATCCTAGGTTCACTACGTGCTCTTGCCGCAACTGACTATGCATACGATCAAGCATCTGTATCAGGTACAGCTACATTCGTTGGTGACGAGCATGCCGCTTTGGCAGTTCTAATCAATCGTACAGCTAACTTGATCGCTCAACGTACACGTCGTGGCGCTGGTAACTGGGCTGTTGTTTCTCCAGCTAGTTTAACAGTTCTACAAAGTGCTACAACAAGCGCATTTGCTCGTACAACAGAAGGTACATTCGAAGCTCCTACAAACACCAAGTTTGTTGGTACATTGAACGGTGCAATGAAGGTTTATGTTGACGGTTATGCAAACGACAGCCAATCAGTTCTAGTTGGTTATAAAGGTTCTAGCGAGGCTGATGCAGCCGCGTTCTATTGCCCATATATCCCTCTAATGAGCTCTGGTGTTGTTCTTGATCCAAGCACATTCGAACCAGTAGTTTCGTTTATGACACGTTATGGTTACGTGGAATTGACAAACACAGCGTCATCTTTAGGTAACGCCGGTGACTACGTTGGTGAGATCAGTGTATCGAACTTATCTTTCCAATAATCAAGACAGAACTTGATTTAACGAAAGTTAAAACCAAAATCAACCCAGGGATGGGAAGGCAGGAAAGCACACCTATTAGGTGTGCTTTTTTGTTGACTGTAGCATAAATAGTATTGTTCGCTTGTAATGAGTAACTCTCGGAGCACCACTTCGGGTAGCCTAGAACGCTATTTAAAGGAGAAAATAAAATGGCAAAATTAAAAATTACAAACACAGATTCAAGCGGTCAAATTCATGATCGTTACACAAGTCAACAGTATATCAACGGTGCATACGTTGGTGGCACAGGTGGCTCAACAAGTCAAATTGGCAGTCAAATTCAAGGTCAGGTGTTTGTTCCTGGCGGTAGCTCAACAACAGGTTCTATCCTGGCACAAAAAGGTCGTAAGGCTTTCCGTGTTACTGATGGCACAAATACCGGTGAGTGCAGTTTAGTAAACAGCGCAAGTCCAACATCGGGTCAAATGAATATTCTAGTAACATTGAATAATTCAACAGCGGCTATTGCGGCAGCTAACGTAGCTGGTGGCGCAACAAGCACAACAGTTACATTTTCAAGTGTAACTGGTCCAGTGTCTCTTCCACGTGTAGGCGACTATTTAAATTTTGGTACCGCACCAAGTGGTAATATTACCGGATTTGCTCAAGTTACTGCAATGAGCGGTAGTACAGCAACTATTACTACTACTGGTAACGTTTCTGCATCTAGTGTATCAACTGGCGTCTGCACATACGCTAGCCGTATCAGCAACAAGTTTGTACATGACTATAGTGTTACTAAATACCGTTATCATTTAGCAACACCCGATAGCACATTTGTTCAAGTTCAATACGCTTAATTTAACCTAAGCAAAATCAAAAAGCGGCTTCGGCCGCTTTTTTATTGAAACCGCTATTTTATATAAAGATAAATACTACTAAATTAAGGTTTTGTAATGTCTACTGTAAAGAATATACCGGAACTATATACCGTTAACGTGCCTCAAATGACTGTTAACGGTAATTTAACGGTTACTGGAAATAGTACCAACGTATACACTGATAATCTTAGCGTGGCTGACAATATCGTCACAATCAATGCCGGTGAAGCAGGTGCTGGTGTTAGCTTGGTTTATGCTGGACTTGAAGTAGATAGAGGTAGTTTAGCAAACGTACAATTACGATGGGACGAAACCTACGATCGTTGGCAACTTAGCAATGATGGAACTACATACGCAAACATATCCACTACCAGTGGATCTGGTAGTGCATTAACAGCAGTAGTACAAGATACCGCCCCGGTACTTGGTGGCAATTTAGATATAACAGGCCGTACAATTTATAGCAGTAACGGTAGTGTACAAATTTTTGCCAATGCTGCCAGCAGTGGTGGATCGGGGGTGTACGTAACCAACACAGACACAACAGGAGCCGAATTGGTTACTAAAGCCAAAGCGGTTGCTTATAGCATTGTATTCGGATAGGAACAAAAATGGCAATTAATAACGTAGCACTAACAACTACCGCGGCAAACATATTTGTCAATACATCCGGTACTAGTGCAATCACCACAATTCATTTGTGCAATTATTCTTCAGGTGCAGTAACAGCAAATATCTATGCTGTGCCAGCCGGTAGTATTGCAGGATCAAGTACTATCATTTATAGTAACGTTACTATTACCAGTGACAACACATTAATTATTAATGCTGAAAAATTTATTTTAGGATCAGCGGGCGACAGAATTATGGCCAATGTTAGCGCAAACAGTACAACAACAGCTACAGTAAGCTCAATTGGAATTTAACAATGGCTAGATTTTTAAAGAATCCAGACTTGGCACCAGGTAGCTTAGCCGCTAGACTGCCAATTACTACCAGCTCACTTAGTGATGCTCCGGTTACCGGTCTAATCAGATTCAACAGCACCAACAACAGAATTGAATTTTATTATAATGGTGCTTGGAATCAAGTGGCCAAGATTGGTACAGTTCCTTTAGTAGTTGACTCATTCCAAGGCAACGGAACAAACACAGACTTTACAATGACACAAGTTGAAAGCGAAGCAAAATCAATTGCAGTATTCATTGGCGGCGTTTATCAACAACCAAATATTAATTATACTGTAAATAGCACAACGACAATTACATTTACGTCGGCACCTCCTTTGTATGTGGGCTCAAGTCCTGTACAGGTTAATGTAATACACAATCTCAACAGCACTAACGCAACGGCATAGGAGACAGAATGGCAATTGCACGTATAACAGGACCAATGCTACAAACTGACCTAGAACGTCAGGGTGTAAATCTTTCAATTGATGGTAACCTAGTATACGCTGATGTATCTAATCGTCGTGTTGGTATTGGTAATACAAGTCCTCAATACACATTAGATGTCAACGGCAATGCACACATTGGTAATCTTTGGGTATTAGGCAACACTATTAGCAGTGACACAGGCAAGGTTAATTTAGGTAGTGCAACCAATCTTGTAATCACCGGCGGACAATCTAATTATATTTTAACCACAGACGGCGCAGGCAATCCAACTTGGGCAAACATCAGCGCACTACAAGCCAATGTTGGTGTTGATGGTACAAGTATTATTTTAGGCACACCAACTGACGGTAGCTTAACAGCTAATGCCGCATACGATGGGTGGAGCTCAACTACTACATTAACCAATGCCATTGATAACCTAAACCAAGTAGCACTAAATCTTGGACAAGGTACCTTTGTTGGTAATGTACAATTTACTGCTAATTCAACATCTGGCGCAAGTCCCAAGACTATTTTGTTTACTGGTACAGCCAGTGGTAATCCAAATGTTTACTATTGGGATTTTGGGGATGGGAATACCACAACAGGTAGCAGTTCAGTATCTCATACCTACGCCAATGTAAGCGGTGGAACATTTACAGTTTATTATCGTGCATCAAATAGTTCTGGTACTTGGTCTGGCAATGCTGCCAGTGGTGCAATTGGTAGTGTGGATGATTTCACTCGCACTAACTATGTTGTGTTATATACACCAAATCCAATTCCATCTTTTACTTCTAATGCTACTTCTCTAAACACCGGCGGTGCAGTACTATTAACAGACTCTAGCCAATACGAAACTGACTATTCAGTATATTGGGGTGATGGCACTAAGACTATTAGTTCAACTGCCGGCGGTACACAAAAACACACATACACTAATGCAGCCGGTGACGCAACCTATAGTATTATACTACAGGCTAATAGTACCACAGCTGGCCCAAGCAACGTATCAGTAAACAGCGCAAGTACTACAACCAAAGTTTACAGTACACATACTCCTTTATTCTCAGCTAATACTACAAGAGTGGTTAACTGGGAATCAAACGGTGGGGGCCTAGTTCGTTATACTAACAGCACAACCAGTGCCCCGGGGAGTGCTGCCACATTTGGCGCACAACAAGTTTACCAATATTGGTGGAGTGATAGTACAGCCAATACCAACGTGGCCATTGGTGTAGGCACAACCGGGTCTGGTGACACAGGCCAATATTTAGATCATACCTATGCCCTAAGTACAGCAAATCAAGCCGCAGGTACAACCATCACTTACGATACACAGTTAAGAATATTTAACGGACATACAACAAGCCCATTTAGCAGTACCAACGTAAGTGTTATTGTTGAGCCAAGTGTTCGTAGTAATATTACTGCTCGTGCCAATGTGGTTAGCGATGCCACAGGAGATAATGGTCTGAGTGGATATATCTTTACAGACTATAACGGATACGATCGCGCACTATTTACATATAACACAGCCGCTCAAAACTCTACAGTATATAACTGGGGGTGGGGCGATGGCACAGCATCTGGTAATATTACCACAGGTGTTGGTACAACATCTGCTAACATTACATACGCTTATGCTTCAACTGGAA